GTCCCTTTATATGGCTATATCTTTGCTTGTCATGATTTTGAGGTCTATAATATTCTATCTGTTGGATCTATGGGCTAAATATTCCGATAAAGCACACAATTATGACGTAGTTTTGACAGTAACCTTTCATGTGACATGCCTGCCACAGTTATGGGTCTTTGTCTGTATGATCTACCAAGAGGAAATTGCCGGCCTCCTCTCTTTCATTGGCCTTATAACCAGTACTGATGGGATTTGGTTGATTATTGGCATGATTCGTTATTTATATGAAAATGGAATGGAAGAATACCTAGTTTTGCGCGAGCTTGGAGACACTATAAAACCCAATGAAGGAGCTGGATGGAAAGCCTGGGTTGAGTTTGCGATAGCTACGGCTGTGTTATTGGCCAATACAGTCTATATTAGGAGATTGGTGGTTATCTCGTCCATATCCATATTGAATATTGTGCTGACTTTAAAAACTTCAACTACCTTAGTGTCAAATACCACTCACACTATAACTATGTATTTATCTACTATGACTAATTGTTTCAAGGGATTTTCCTTTTTGCCGCCACTATTATACAATTATGTAGCCACATTGATACATCTATGTAGGGTTTTTCAATGGAATTTGGGGTGGATAATGAAAGCCACATATTTAGTTCTTATTCTAACAGTCCAAACGTTGGCTTTTACTCTCATGTTGATATTGACCCTAGCTTGGCGGACTTACAATGTTTTTAGGCAGTTCAGATCTGTCTATGCTATGGTATACGTGGTGACAATTGCGATTACAGGAGGGAGCAGTACGACCAAATTGGCCAGTTTTTTCTTTCAAACAATTCACAAGTCAGATGTCTTTGCCCAGTATTCCATGAGTGCATTTGAAGAGCTAACACGACAATTAGGTGGTGGAGGTTGGAAGCAGAAAAGGAGTTCAGACAAACGGAAGAAGGGAGCCGTTCCCAAACCACCCCCGAAAACTCAACCAAAGCATGAGTTCAGCAGGAAAGAGGAGTTGCGCCAGGAGAAACACAAAGGGGATGTCGGAGCAAACTTCAATTGTTTTAGAGATGCAGTTTACGAAAAGATGGGCTATCGAATGAATCGTTTTAAGGATATTGTTGGAGAATACAAAAAGATCGTGGCTGCCCGTGGGGATTTTCCTGACTGTGGAGGAAAGCCTAACCCCACTTTCTCCTTTGGTATAACTGGGAAGCTTGGTAATGAAAGTTTGAGCTTTGAAATTATAGCACCAAGGCCTACTTCCCACCCTTGTATAATCGAATCTTTGTCTGACTATGTTTCTTATGGATACAAGGGCCTTCAATTTAGAGGGAAGGACGATAGGGATGAGATCGTAGAAGCTACCCATGCACTCCTTGTCAAGGAAGCCCAATCCTTTGATAAGAAGACTGGGACTTTGTTGTATGATGCCACATTAAGAATAATAAGATCGTTGAATGTCGGATGCCTCATTATTGAACCTAGACCAACTGGAGGAATATTGGAATTTACATTGGTGGGGTCTGATCCACAATTTATTGTTTTTACTGAACCATATGATAGTTATGGAACGTCATCTTTGAGGTATCCCGGGCAAAGTAAATGGGCAGGGAATTGCGGGCATATCTTATTTCTTCATAGTTATGTGAGAATAAAGAGGGAAGAAAGGAGGTTGGAAAAGGACATTGAAGATATTGACGATACAGAGACTGTAACGAGCAACGAGGGGAAGCCCCACGGTAAATGCAGCACTAATGCTGACGATAGTACGACTGGGAACAGTGAAGCCAGGAATGGTTCTACATCCGGTTCGTTTGGATCAGATTCGAGGTCCTCATGCGCTGTGTGTAGACGTAACATCGACAGTGTATATGTATTGTGCAGACCGTGTTCAATGGCATTAACCAAAGATATCTTGAAATCTACAGTCAATGGGGTAATTAGGTCTCCTAAGAACACGCCAGCAAATATGGTGTTGAGGCCATGTGGCAAACCGAAGTTTGGGGCTGGAGCTAAGATTATACCTTGCCAAAACCCAATTTATGACGTAATGCCCTCATGTCAATCATGTAAAACAAAGGCAGTGAATGAATGCCAGAGAGCCAAAGAGACTGAATCCGAAGAAAGTATTCCAAGGGAGAAAACTGGATCTAAGGAAAGTTCTAG